ACTTTGAAATGGTGAGGTTACTTTGTATTTTCTACAATGCCAAGTGTTTGTATGAAGCTCACCCTTATAGTCAAAAAGTATATACTCCTGATGGTCTCAAAGAATGGAAAGATATTAAAATAGGAGATACTTTATTTTCTCCAACTAAAGGTAGTGTTAAAGTTATTGACATTCCTGTAGATGAGGAAATGGATATTTATAAAATAAAATTGTCTGATGGTAGAGTGGTAGAAGCTAGTGATAATCATATATGGATAGTTTATAAAGGCACTTCTAAAATTCCTATTGAAGTTACTACCAAGCAAATGTTAGAAGATGGTGTAATAAATAAACATGGGCAACATAAATATTTTATACCAGAGCATAATGGTGTTGAATATCCAAGAAGAGAATTACTAATAGACCCTTACACTATGGGTTTAATACTTTCGGAAGGTAGCATAAAGAGAACACATTGCACTAAAAATTATATTCAAATATCTTCTAGTAAAGAAGATATGTTATTTTATCAAAATAACATTCCTTATAAAACAAAACATATAGGTACTAGAGGATATTCTTGGCATGTATATATTCCTGAATGTAAAAGTATAATGAAGAAATATAATTTATATGGTACAGATAGTCATACTAAGTCTATTCCTTCAGAATATCTGTACAGTCATAGGGCACAAAGAATGGAGCTACTAAAAGGTATAATGGATGGTGATGGGTGTGCTAATACAAATGGGGCTAGTATTCTTATAACCTGTTCAAAAAGACTTGCAGAAGATGTTCTTACATTATCTAGAAGCTTAGGAATAAAGTGTTGGTTACAAACTTCAAAGGAAGGAGTGTACAGAGTAGCCATAGCATCTGAACATAAAGTATTCAAATTACCAAGAAAAGTAGTAGAACAGCATATATACAAACCTTATACTAAAGGAAGTAAAGCTTCTGCCTTATTAAATAAGACTGCTATAGATAGCATAGTATTATCCCATAGAGAAAGGGGTAAATGTGTTACAGTGGACTCTAATGATGGTCTTTACCTTATAGGTGATTATGTAGTAACACACAACTGTAATAAAAAGGGTACCTTTGCTTACTTCCAAAAGATGCAATGTACTCACTTGCTAGCAGATACCCCTGAGTATCTGAGAGATAAGCAAATGATTAAGTATAGTAGCTTTGGAAGTAATGCTAAGGGAGTTAATGTTACTGCTGCCATTAACAATTATGCTAATAGTCTTATTAGAGACTGGCTATTGAAGCCTGTGGTAACAGTAGTAGTTGAGGATGGAGAAGAGAAAGAAGTTGTAGTTCCAAACCTCTACTTCTTGAGAGGTAGGGCATTATTAGAGGAGCTTATAGCTTTTGACCCAGTAAGAAACTTCGATAGAATCAGAGCATTAGGTATGTTAATGCTATATAGAGAGGAGAAAGTTATTCTATACGGCTCAAGGTTAAATGCAGATGATGCAGAGAAGACAGACAAGTCATACCTAGGTAACGATGACTACTTTAGTAGAAACTATTCTGAATAATAGTAAGAGGGTGTGCATTTATAAGTAATTTACTTTTATACTTGCACACCTTTAATTTTTTACTTATCTTTGCACAAAAATTGAGAAGGATATGAGTTTTGGAAATATAAACTTACCTCAACAACAATTGCCAATGTCTAAAAAGACAAAGGCATGGAGAAAACGGCACCTAGACTGGGCAGATTCTAGAACTTTCTTCAATTATGCTCCAGTCAGGAACTCTGTTATCCATAAGAGGATTAACTATGACCTCTTTAATGGTAAGCTGCACATGCAAGACCTTGAGGTGGTTCTTAATCCTGAACACTTAAAGGAGAAAACAACACCCACAGATATACAGCACTATCCTATCATCAATAGTAAACTTCAGGTGCTGAGAGGAGAGGAGTCAAAGAGAGTATTTGATTTTAAGGTTGTTGTGACCAATCCTAATTCAATCTCTGAAATTGAGGAAAACAAGAAGGCAGCTGTACTTCAGCAAATACAACAACTTGTGTCAGACCAATCATCAAGTGATGAGGAGTTCCAGCAGAAGCTTAATAAGATGAATGACTACTTTACTTATGAGTGGCAAGACATGAGGGAAGTGCGGGCTAACTGCTTACTTAACCACTATATTAAGGAGTATAACATGCCTCTTATGTTCAATCAAGGATTCATGGATGCAGCCATTGTAGGAGAGGAAATATACCAGTGTGATATTAGGGGAGGAGAACCAATTATTGAGAGAGTAAATCCACTAAAAATAAGGATATTCAAATCAGGTTATAGTAATAGAGTAGAGGATGCAGATATTATTATCATGGAAGATTATTGGTCTCCAGGGCAAATCATTGATGCTTATTACGATGTTTTAAGCAAAAAGGATATTGCCTACATTGAGTCTGCTCCTGATATTGTACCTCAAGCTGATGAAATGGGTCATCCAGATGAGAGAGCTGCGTTTGTTAATCACCACATGATTGATGATGTAATCTCAGGCACAGATGAGGTAGGAATGGGATTCTACTTTGACCCATTTGGACTATTCTCTGATGGTGCAGGAGACCTTCTACCTTTTGATACTAATGGTAATGTAAGAGTACTTAGAATGTACTGGAAGTCCAGAAGGAGAATCAAGAAGGTTAAGTCATACGATGAAAATGGCGAAGAGACTTATAGCTTCTATCCTGAAACCTATGTACTGAATGAAGCTTTAGGAGAAGAGGAGGAAATTCACTATATCAATGAAGCTTGGGAAGGTACTAAGATTGGTCAGGAAATCTATGTAAATATGAGACCAAGAGTAATACAATACAACAGACTTACTAATCCTAGTAGATGTCACTTTGGTATTGTAGGCTCAATATACAACCTCAATGAGAGTAAGCCATACAGCCTTGTAGATATGATGAAGCCATACAACTACCTGTATGATGTAATTCACGATAGGCTTAACAAGATGATGGCTAAGAACTGGGGTAAGATTATCACTCTGGACATTGCTAAGGTACCCAAAGATTGGAAGATAGACAAGTGGATGTACTTTGCAAAGAAGAACAACATAGCAGTAATTGACAGCTTCAAAGAAGGGAATGTTGGTGCTGCTACTGGTAAGCTTGCAGGTGCTCTAAACAATGCTTCCTCAGGGGTTATTGATGCAGAGCTTGGAAACAGCATACAAATGTACATTAACATGCTTGAGTTTATTAAGATGGAAATGTCAGAAGTTGTAGGTATCTCCAAACAAAGAGAGGGACAAATCAGCAATAGAGAGACTGTAGGAGGTGTAGAGAGAGCTACTCTTCAGTCATCACATATCACGGAATGGATTTTCACAGTACATGATGATGTGAAGAAGAGAGCACTTGAGTGCTTCTTAGAGACAGCAAAGATATGTCTAAAGGGTAGAAACCTCAAGTTCCCTTACCTATTATCAGATGGTTCTCAAAGAGTAGCTGACATTGATGGTGATGAGTTTGCAGAGTCAGACTACGGCTTAGTAGTAGATAACAGCAATGGACTACAAGACCTGAATCAAAAGCTTGATATGCTAGCACAGGCAGCTCTTCAGAATCAAACAATTTCATTCTCTACTATAATGAAGCTTTATGGTAGCTCATCTGTTGCAGAAAAGCAGAGACTAGTAGAAAATGACGAAAGAAGAATACAGGAGAGGCAAGCTCAACAAGCACAAGTTGAACAGCAGATTAAAGAGGCTGAACTACAACAGCAGGCAGCACTTGAGCAGGCTAAGATGGAGCAGGAAGATAGATTAAATCAGAGAGATAATGAGACTAAAATCATTGTTGCTAGTATGGCTCATAGTGCTGACGATGGCATTCAAGAGCCTGAGTACTCACAAGAAGCTAAAGACAAGCTAGCTGAATCCATAAGGCAGTTTGATGAAAGACTTAAACTAGATAAGGAAAGGCTTAACTTGGACAAGCATAAAGCAGAGGTTGATGCAGACCTCAAGAGAAAGGCACTAAACAAGAAAACAACAACTTCTAGTAAATAAGAACTATGATATTTACACAGGAACAAATTAACGAAATAAAACAGAGACTAGCACTCTCTGGTTCAAAGGACCCACAGCTTCCACTAGCTGACCTTCCTCTTTCAGGAGAGGAAACCATAGCATTAGTGCAGCAAGGTGAGAACAAGAGAGTGTCTATTGAAGAGTTCTATGAAGAGTTCTCTCAATACATTGATGGTTCTGAGAGAGTGGACTTCTTCAATGTCTCTAGGTATGCTCAAAGGG